GGATCGTTGAGAGCCTTACCAATTTGGATACTCGACGACTTCAGACCCTCCTGCGAAACCACACCGTTGTTCATAGCTGCGGTCATGTCCGTAGCTGCCAGCGTCGCCTCGTCGAAGATCTTGTTCGGGCCGGAGTTTTTGATGTCCTTGAACGTGAGTAGCAGGTTCGCACCCGACTGGATCAGCTCGTCGTCGACACCCGACGCGCGGGCGATGCTGTCCGCGAGCTTCCCCACCTCGCCAGCGGACACGCCGGCCGCGCCGCCCGTCGCCTTGATCGCCGACTCCGTCAGGCGGGTCACCTTCTCCGCCTCACGCGCCTCACCGATCATCCCACCGAACAGAGACACCGCACCGGCCACCACAAACGAGGCGGCCATGGCCTTACCGACACCAGAGAACCCGGACAGGAAACTCTTCTTATACGTCTCCGAGTGCGTCTTAGCGGCCCTCGCCGCACCCGGCTTAACCTCACCCTCCATACCAGACGTGAACTTGCGGCCCGAAGCGGCACCCGCCGAACCCGCGTCCTTCTCCACCTGCCGCTTCAGATCAGGACCGAGCGTCTTCGTATCAGCGCGGACCTTGACGAAAACATCCGCCAGTGTTCTCATCTGTCCGACCCCAATCCCAGACCTCGCAGAAGCACACTCTCATCCGAATCCGCGACCGGCGCGGCGTGCAGCTCAGCCTCAAACTGTTCCCGCCAGCTACTCCACAACGGGATCTCATCCCCACCGGCACCGCCGATGATCGAAGCGAGTAGCGCGATGTCATACTGGCGGCGAAGGTCATCCACAAGCCACACGTACACCACCGCGCACAACTCGGCGATCGTCAGAGAAGGGCCTCCTGAGCCCGTACGACGGCCATCTGCAAGTCCGGCCGGCCCGGCAAGAGATCGAGCGCCTTCGTAGTGAGCGAGGACGAGCCGCCCGACGACCTCGTGCCAGTTGTCGACTGCCCATCGGGTGAGTCGGACGGCTGCCCAGTAGGGAAAGTGGCGATCTTCTCCGTGATCGTCATCGCGACTTCCAACAGGTCCTTGGTCCCCTGCCGGTTCGTCTTCGCGATGTCCCAGAACACATCCCAGTCGTCGGGGTGAATCTGCCGCTGAAGGAAGTCGACAGTCGCGTCCAACGCCTCGACGTTATCCGACAAGTTCTCCATGTCCTCGCCGACGTCCAACTTGGACGCGCGGCGCATGAAATCGACCAGCTCCAGCTCGCCAGCACCCGGATTCACCCGGACCACCGTACCGAACCAGGCGAACGTAAACCCCAGCACCGGACGGGGGGTACCCATCTCGCCGAGGAACGTCCCCGACGCGTCCGGGGTCGGCCGTACCTGCGCCGGCCCCTGCTGCTCCGCCTTGACCTTCTTGACCCGCTTCGCGTTCGACATGGTCAGACCACTCCTGTACAGAGGTTGTTTGAGATACGCTGTGACCCATGCGTAAATGCTCGATCGAGAACTGCAACGCGGACCATCAGGCGCGCGGATATTGCATGAAGCATTACCACCGCTGGAAGAAGTACGGCGATCCGCTGACCACGACGTACAACATGGATGGGCCTACGCCGGAGTGCCTCGTTGGCGGATGCACCACTGATGCGTTCTCGCTCGGTATGTGCCAGAAGCACTACCAGCGCGCCCGGACGGGCAGACCGTTGACACCAGAACGCGAGCGCGGCGACGGCGCAGACATAGAGGGTTACGTGTACCTGGTACGCCACGTCCACCCACACGCCCGCAAGGGAGGCTATGTCGCTGAGCACCGGCTGGTGATGGAACGCATCATCGGCCGCTACCTGCGACCAGAGGAAAACGTCCACCACATCAACGGCATCCGCAACGACAACCGGCCCGAGAACCTCGAACTGTGGACCGTGTCGCAGCCGCCCGGACAGCGTGCAGTCGACAAGCTCGCATGGGCACGCGAGATCATCGAACTGTACGCTCCGGTCGAAAGCCACCTTAAACGCCCACTCTAGCAGTTCCCGCCGTATACATCTTATAGGGTATGGTCGATGTCGGGACCTCGAACATGAATTCGCACGGGATGACTGCCTTGTCCGGAGCCTTCTTGAACTCCGTCTCCATCGCACCGCCCTGCAACGTCTGGTAGCAGACGATACGCATCGTCGCGTCCAGCGACTCCCAGCCGATCATCGCCCGGATCTCGGCACCGGGTGCCGGCGGAATGTACGACGACAGCAGCGTCGTACCCGAACCTGACACCGTGGCGAGGGTGCCACCGTTGAACGCGCGCTTCAGGTTCTGGAGCGTGTAGTGGGCCAGGTTGAACGCGAAGCTACCCGACCGTTCCGTGGTCGAATACTGGATCGGGTCGAAGAACTCGGCGACGGGGATCGGCTCCACCTTGGACTCGTACTTGAACTTGGACCCGTCCTCGGTCGCACCGAGGTTGATCCACGCACCCGGCCACGTGTCGGTGAACACCGACCCGACAACCGTGTTCGTCGGCTCCGCCGACAGCAGCGGAGCCCAGAGCAGGTAGCCAGGATCTTTTAGGATCGTCGGGATTGCAAGGGTTACAGGCATTTCGCACCTTCCTTAGGAGATGACCGCGTAGGTGACGCTGGCCGTAGCCGAGAAGTTGATGGTGACAAGCCCATCGGCAGGGTCCCGGTACACCTCGTTGTTCGGCACCCGGATACCGTTGATGCCCGTCGTCGCCGCGACGGACGCCGACGTACGATCGAGCACCGTCAGGTCACCGTCGAGAACCAGCGCCGTAACGAGGGTGACGGTGATCGCACCACCGGACGCGTTCTTGACGACCAGAATCGAGCCGGGCGGAACCTTGTCGCCGTTCGCGGCCGCGTTGAACGTGAGCGCGACGCCTGTCGATGTGAGACTCTGTGGTGCCGGGGATGCCATGGCTTACTCCTTCGCTTCGTCGTCGGCCGCGTCGTCCGCCTGTAGCCGTTCGACCAGCTCGGCCTTGTTGCCCGTGCTCGACAGGCCGCGTGTGGCGAGCGCGTCACGCAACGCGATCACCGTCATCGACGCGTAGTCGACGGTCGTGCCCGCCTCGGCGGCCGCCAGCTCCAACGCGATGGAATGCTGTTCGCGCCTGATCTCCTCGGCCCGAGCCCGCAACTGTGCGGCCCGGTCCGGTGCCGACTGTGGTAGTGGTGTGCCGGCAGGCAGGCAGGTCCCGTCCAGGTGCCAGCCCATCGCTTCGGCCGTCGACTTCGGCACCGGGTGACCGGGCGCGAACGCCGGAGCCGTACCGACCAGGATCATGTGCGCGGCGATGTACGTGCTGTACTCCTCGATCTGCGCCGCTCGGTAGGAAGCGAACCGTGCGGCCTCTGCCGGGTCGCTGAAGGTTGGTGCCGGCGATGTCATCTCATACCCTCCGTTGTGGGGACTAGGAACGGTCGCGCCGGCAGGTACCGGGTACCGCGTTCGTGGAAGATGCCGTAGAAGTGGTCACGGTCGAAACTGATGTGCACGGACTGTTCCCCGCCCGCTTCTACCTCGTTGTCGGCCCGGATACTGTCCGCCATCGCCCCGGTGAGTTTCGGCGCGTGCGTGCGCGCCTCCCGCACCATCGGCGCGGCCATGACACCGAGCGCCCGGCCGATTTCCGGGTCCCGGGCCAGCGCGTCAATCTCACGCTGGTTGAGTCTCACCTCGACGTCGGCCATCAGACACCCCAGCTCACATACGCTTCGATCAGCAGGTCCAGCGAATGCACCGACACTGTCTCCAGTTCGTTGCGTGAATAGTCGCGGTAGCCGTTCGAAACACCGATCCAGGTCATGTCCCCGGCCAGTTTCGGGTTACGGGAGAAGATCTGTGCGATGACCGTCTTGACCGCCACCGCGTCCGCGTCCGTGTCCCGCACATCGCAGGCCGGCCTTCGTACACATCGGATGTAGATCGTGTAGACGATCCGTTCAAGGTTGAGCACCCCGGGCTGCTCGGCAATCGCCGACTGTTGATCGAACCTGGCACTGCCGCCGTACACCGACTTGAGCCCCAGATCGGCGACCCCGTAGCTGACCTGCACACCCTGTAGCAGACCACCGTCCGCTTCGGCGGCCAGCCGGTCCATGACGGCCAGGCAGGCTTCGTCCATGCGTGTGATCGCCCCGGTCATGCGAACCCCCCCAGGTCGATCTCATACCGCTTGTACGCGGCATCAACCGACGGGATACCCGTCGATGTCTTCGTGGGTGACGCCATGCGGTACACGCCACCGTCGGCGGCGGTGAAACTGACCGTGTTCTGCGGCATGCCGGACTCGAACACGCCGGCCTGCCCCTTCGCGTGGACGATGCCCTGCCTGGACACCTCAGCCGGCGGCAGGTCCATGCCGTGCTCATACTCGACGATGATGTTGCGCCGGCCCGGGGTGACCGGTGCGGTGAAGATGTTCCCCTCCGCGTAGATGACACCCGCGTCGGAAACCTCCACCGCGTCAACCAGAGGCTGCGCCCAGGCGCTCCCGTCGATGCTGACGGCCCGAACAGCCCGCAGCAGGGCGTGCGGCAAGGCCAGCGCCGTAGTACCGGTGCCGGCGAGCTTGACCCGCTTGAATCGGGGTACGAACGCGACCCCGCCGCTGATCCGCTCCGCGACCTGCTCGACCTCGGTACGCAGCGCCGCCAACACCGACAACGGATACTTGACCGGGTCGAGCTTCAGCTCCGACCGGGCCAGGACCAGGTTGAACAGGAACCCGCCCACAATCTCGATGACGTCGCGGACAACGACCGTCGCGCCGGCCAGAGTCCCCGACCAGTCGGCGGTGAACGTGTCCAGGTCCGCCTGACCGGGGAAACTGAAGCTGCACGTCGTCCCGCTCGCCGTGTAGGTGAACGGGGACCCTGAGACCTCGGTGCCGTCGAGCCGCTTCACGGTACACGTCAGCGTTCCGGTCGGTGCCGTAGCGACACCGTCCACCGTGAACGTCTGCGACAGTGTCACCTGCGCGGTCCTCAGCACCCGGATCAGGTCCATCGGTTAGCTCTCTTCCCGGCCTTGACGCGTAGACCTACGCTGCGGCGGCATCGACGAACGCTCCAACGCGTCCGCGCGCTTCTGCGCGGCACGTACGGCGTCTTTGCTGCCGAGACGACGGCCATTGATCCCCTCCTGGTCGAACTGTGTCAGCTTCTCGCTGGCCTCCGGTGCGTCCGGTTCGACGGCCTCCGGTGCGGCCTTGACCGCCGGTGCTGCGGCCCGCTTCGTTGCCCTCTCGTGCGACATGTCCTCACTCCTCACACGAACCGCTTGCCATCGTTGAACTCGACGTCGATGGTGTTCGTGACGTTGGTGTTCGCTGACATCGTCACCCGTACATACCGCCACACCGCCGGATGCTTGACGATCTTCCGCGCTACGACGTTGGTTGTGATGACGAACGTCGTAGCGACGTCCGTTGTCGGCGTCGACACGTCCGCGTACGTCGCCGCACCCCACGTAGTGCCATCAGCCGAAACCTCGATCGCATACGTACACGTCGGGGTCGCGCCGATCATCGCCGTGACGCTGACGATGGTTCCATTGATCTTGTGCGACGAGCCACGGTCCGCGAAGTCGGTAGTAGCACCGTTGCCGGCCTGCGCTGCCGCGATCCTGACCGTTTCCCAGCTGTCCGCCGAAGCGAACGCCAACTTGACAGGCATTGCATCCTCCGGTCCTCCGTCCGGCCACCCTCGCGAGTAGCCGGACGGAAAGGGGGTTCACGATCAGAACGCCGGGGTAACCAGTCCAGTACCCTGAACCTTCTGGTGGCTGTTGGCGAAGCGCCGGAACGAGTAGGCCAGGTAGCCGTACAGCACCAGGTCCACGCCGAGAGACTTCGCGTTCGTCTGCTCCGCCCGGATGAACTGCGGTGCGTTGGGGTCCTCCCACAGGTGGCACTCGTCCGACGGTGCCACGTAGATCTCGTCCTCGTTCGTGCCCGCACCGATGTTCGTCGGCACGTTGTTGTCGACGATGACGATCGTCCCGTTCGGAAGAACGCCACGCACACCCCGCCCGTACCGCTCGGCGAAGTTGGAGCCGATCGCCTGCGTAGCGACCCCCGGCTGGCTCAGCATCGGCCAGGTGGACGTCATCTGCGAGTTGAGCCAGTACCAGCGCCGCGAGTGCATGATCGCGATGTCCGGCATGGCCATCGCGAGCAGCGCCGCCTCAGACCCCGACAGCGCCGCCAGCAGCTTCGGGTACAGCAGGATGCCCGTCGGCGAGGCGGTCGTGAACGCGACCACCGTCGAGATAGCTGCTAGGCCGGTCGTCGCCTGGTTGATCAGCAGCGAATCGAGCGCCGAAGCGTACCGGCGCTGCAAGTCACCCATGGTGACCTCTTCGATGCCGGTACCCCGGTCGATCGCCTGCCGAGACAGGGTCTGCGAGCCGGCGACCGTCTGCACGTTCTCCGTCAGCAGCGTGTCGTCGATGTTCGTCTCCGACACCGTCGTGTTTTCCGACGCCTGCACCGCAGCCGACGTCGCCGTGGTGATCCGGCTGATGTTGACCGTCATACCGTCGGACGGCAGGTCATGCTTGTTGCACGCGTCCGCGAACGGCCGCAGCGTCGCCACAGCAGGCGCGTACAGCTCCGTCAGGTACTGCGGCACGACCAGGCCCGCGAACGCGCCGGTGCCGGCCGCCCGCTTCGTCAGGTACTCGCCGCGCGTGACCCGCTCCTCGTTCATGTGCCGCGACAGCCGGGCCTCAGCGTTCATGTCGCGGTAGAACGTCATGCCGATGACGTCCTTGAGGAACTCAGCACCCTTGCGGCAGTTCCCCGCGTGATAGGTTCGTTCCTCCGCACCCACCCGGGCCACCCGGTCGTACGCCGGCCGCGACGCGACCGCCGTCACCGGATCGGCCGTACGGGTCTTCATCGCCTCTTCGCCCGCGTCCTCGTCGACCTTGGCCTGCTTCGCGATGCGCAGCTTCGAATCGATGCCGACAAGTTCAGCGTCGGCAGCGTGGACCCGCTTCTCTGCGGCGGCCACGTCGGCGTCTTCGTCTGCGGTGAGGTTCGCGCGCCCGTCCTGGCGGGCCTTCGCGAGAATGGTCGTGGTCTCGGCGATGGAGCGTTCGCGCTTCTTCAGCGTCTGCTCACGCTCGACCTCGATAGACATGATCAGTTCGTCGAGCTTTACGCCCATGACGGTGTCCTTTACGGAGAAGGGTCGGTTGATGACCTGCTCCGCGTCGCTGGAACGTGCGCCGGTCCTCTGCCGGTCCTGTCCAGCCCCACCAGTGCGGCATCATCGTGTGCCGTTGGCGGTGTCACCGTCCGTCTTCTGCTTGGGCGACTTCGCGAGCTGTGAACTTGTCTATGCCTCGAATGTCCGAAGCAGTGCCTCTACCTGCGAGATGCTACGCCCTCCCGCGTGTTCTACGCGAGCACCTGCG